CTTCTCAGCCCCATGGGCTTGTAGCGTAATGGTTATCGCACTTCATTTGCAATGAAGAGATTTTGGAGGTTCGATTCCTCTCAAGTCCACAACGCCTTATTGGTGAAACGGCAAACACGATTGCCTCAAAAGCAATTGTCGAAAGACTTTTTGGTTCAAGTCCAAAATAAGGCACACTAGCCTACTCAAATGGCAAAGAGAACTCTTTTAGAAAGAGCGTTTTCAGGGTTCGAATCCCTGGGCTAGTACTAATACCCCAAGCGTCATGTGGAGTGACATTTCTCTTATAAAGAAAAGGAGATTGGATCGTAACCAATGTGGGGTACAAATTATTTGGTTTTTCTCAAAAAGATTTTCTGGGTGATATTGGATCGGTAGCATAGTGGACTAATGCCTTTCCCTCTTAAGGAAATGATCGGTGGCTCGAATCCACCCCGATTCACCTATTGATTGGCAAGAGCATTGTCGATGTATCATAATCATCCAGACTCACAAGTTAGTAGCTTAATAGGAAAAAGCTTGATTATCGAATGTAAATTAATTATAATATATTTATGTTTGATAAAAAAGAATATAAAAGAAAATGGGACAAGGAAACTTATCAAAGACAACGTAAAGAAGTAATTACACTATTAGGGGGGAAGTGTGTAAAATGTGGATCAATTGATAAATTAGAAATAGATCATATTAATCCTAAAACAAAAACTATAACTTTTACACGATTATATAAAAGTATAAAAGAGAAATTTTATGAAGAACTTAAAAAATGTCAACTACTTTGTAAATCATGTCATTCATATAAAAGTATTTTTGATAGAGGAACTAAAGTAGCTAAGGGTACCCATGGAACTTTATCAGCATATAAATATTGTCATTGTGAGTTATGTAAAAAAGCTCATGATGGATATATGAAAAAGTGGAAAAAGAATAAAAAAAGAATAACAATAAATGGAAAAAGAACTTGGATAGAAAATACTCTCATAGCTTAATAGACAAAGCCTTTGCTTGCGGAGCAAATGAGTATAGGTGCAAATCCTATTGAGAGTACATCTTCATAGTATAATGGATAGAACACTTGTCCTCGAAACAAGTAATTCGAGTTCGAGTCTCGATGAAGATACACAGCTTGAGTTTGTTGGCTGAACGCTTTCCTGATAAGAAAGAGGAGCATGGTTCGATCCCATGAAGCTGTACATTTAGAGGGAAAAGGCTATGTACGCTCATACTACGCAATAGACATAAATGGGCTGTCATGCCACAGGGTAATAAGAGTAAGTCGAAAGTAGTGGTGTGCGGGGGTTGCAATCCGAATAGGTAACTAGAGGAGAAACAACAGATCGAAAGAGCCACAAGCGAAAGCACATACAAATAGCCTAATGATGTAAATCATAAAGATAGCCGTAAAAGCGGTGAACTGGACAAAATAGAGCTAAACCCTGATTATTGGTAGGTGGCAGAGATCTATCAAACCTTTTCGTAATTCGAGATGGAAGTCTCGCTCTAAATACACTTGGTTTGCATAATGGCAGTGCCTTCGGCTTACATCCGAAATTGACATTGTAATTCATGCTATATATAATATATTAATGGGAAAATGTTCTGGCTGTAATCAAAATAAGACAGAAGATGAATTTATTATAAGAAATAAAACAACAGGCAGGAGGGGTAAACGTTGCAAAAAGTGTCGGGCAAAAGTTCATCTTAAATGGTATCATTTAACAAAAGAAAAAAGAAAGCCATTAAGAGATAAATGGAGATTGGTTTCTAAAAAAAAGATAATGCAGGTTATTGTCGATTATTTACAACAACATCCATGCGTTGATTGTGGCGAGAAAGATATTATTGTTTTAGAATTTGATCATATAAGAGATAAAAAACATAATATATCTAGTATGTTAAAAGGAGGAATGCCAATTAAAAAAATTTTAGAAGAAATTGACAAATGTGAAGTAAGATGTGCTAATTGTCATAGGCGAAAAACAGCAGAAAGAGGTAAATGGTATATGAAGCAAGGATTCTTAACTCAGTAGCAGAGTGGGTCGTTTACATCGATCGAGTCGAGGGTGCAAGTCCTTCAGAGTCCACAAGATGATTATTTTTGAGGGAGTTCGATTCTCTCATCGAGTACATATGCCCTCATAGCCCAACGGCAGAGGCAAACGGCTTAAACCCGTTCCAGTGTAGGTTCGAATCCTACTGTCGGCACATAAGGAAGAGTCGGGAGAGGCTATCCCAGATGGTTTGCTAAATCATCAGTCGCAAGGCTCATTGGTTCGAATCCAATTTCTTCCGCAAATGTGAGATTGACCGAACGGCTAGGTGTCAACCTTCCAAGTTGAAAAAACGAGTTCAACTCTCGTATCTCACTCATAAGCCAAAGAAGCTAACCTAGTGGAAGCTGAACATTGATAATTTGATTAGCTTAGTATATAATTAGCTCATGGTTTGCGTACAATGTGGAAACAAATTTCCTACTCTTATCAAGGTAGAAGGAAAAGAAAGGAATTTGTGCAATAGAAAGAGATGTCTAGATTGTTCTCCTTTTAGAGAGAAAGGAGTGATAGAATATCTAACACCAAGAGTTTTTTATGAGACGTGTAATCTTTGTGGTAAAAAGAATGGCTTACGTCTTTGCCGTTCATGCCGAACAAGGATAAAGCGATACAGAGATAAAGAAAAAGCAATACAAATAATGGGTGGGAAATGTATTGACTGTGGATTTACAGGAGACCATGCAGTTTTTGATTTTCACCATTTAGATGGCAATACAAAAGAATTTACACTTGGAAATATCGCTAATAGAAGATGGGAATTAATTGAAAAAGAATTGAAAAAATGTGTTTTACTCTGTGCTAACTGTCATCGGATAAGACATTCAAAACGGGGAGATTCAAAATTACATGAAGAAGCAAAGCGTCATTTTGGCTCATCGGTAGAGCATCGCTCTGAAGAAGCGGGGGACTCAGTTCAACTCTGAGAAATGGCACAAAACTTTGAAGCACATGGGGGTCAGGAGCATAACCTGAGTTTGGCACATTGGAAGGTTAAAGCGTACAGGGTCGCAACAGTTTTGAAATTTATACAAGAAACCTGTATAATACTTGTATGGCACTTTTAAAATATACGAAGGAAGTTCTTGAGAATGCTGTAAAGAATTCAAACACTTTTCGTCAGACGGCAATATATCTTGGTTGTACTCCACACGGAGGAACTATTGAATATATTACTCATAGAATAAAACATTTTAGTATTGATACAAGTCATTTTAGAGGCAGGGGATTAGGTAAGGGATGGAGTAAGGGTATTTCTCCTGTTACTAAAAAACTTCCAAAAGATATTCTTATTAAATATCCCGTAGGAAGTTTTAGACAAAAAGCTTTTTTACTAAGAAGGGCTATGTTTGAGTCTGGCATTATCTACAGATGTAATACTTGTCATACTGTAGAATGGATGGGGAGAAAGATAAATCTTGAAGTAAATCATATAGATGGAGATTTTACTAACTGTTTATTGATAAATCTTGAATTTCTTTGTCCAAATTGTCATTCACAAACATCTAAGTATAAAAATTATGGAAAGTATCCGAATGGTGAGGATGTTGTTTTGAAAACAGCTATCCCGTAAGGGCTTAGAGGTTCGAGTCCTCTACTTTCCGCAAACTACCAAGTCTTGTATCAAGTTAATTATGACAAGTGAGGTAGTGAATGACTCGATAGACAAGTGGTCAAGTCGAAAGTCTGCAAAACTTTTATCATCAGTTCAAATCTGATTCGAGTCTCTAGAGGGTCCATAGCTCAGAGGTAGTAGCACTTGCCTTTTAAGCAAGTCGTCAGAGGTTCGATCCCTCTTGGACTCACTGAACGGTTGTTAAGATACTTACCCTATGGATATATAATATGCACACAAATACATGGAAAAATCTAGAAAGAAGCACTGCTGCCGTTTTAAAAGGTGAACGGGTATCACGAGGTGCAGATTTTGGTAAAACAGATGTTGATGTAAAAATCCCCGATTTCCCCTCTTTTAAAATAGATACCAAGCGATATAAAAGACTTCAAACATTTTCTCTATTCGATTTAGTTAAAAAGAAATATTGTAAAAATCCCAAAGATAAACCCATACTAGTACTTAGACAATCCGGTAAAAAATATGTATTAGCAGTTATTGATCTTAATTTATTAAGTCAACTTTTAGATTATGTTAGATTAAAAAAAGATCAAGAACAGTTTAATTAAAAATGATATACTATAAATATCAAAATCATGGATACAACAGATAAAACAAATCAACTAAATCATTTATTACAAGAAATGGTAGCAGTTGAAAAGTTAAATAAAGCACCATATAATCCTCGATTAATTAGTTCTATCGAATTTGATTCACTTAAAAAGTCATTACAGGAATTTGGATTTGTTGAACCACTTGTAGTTAATACACGAGAACACGAGTCATTTAAACCTGCAGAAAAGATGTGGATTATTGTTGGTGGTCATCAACGATTTGAAGCTGCTAAAAAACTTGGTTATAAAGAAGTTCCAGTCGTATTTGTTAATCTAAATAAAGAAAGAGAAAAGATACTTAATCTTGCATTAAATAAAATTAGTGGTGATTGGGATAATGACAAACTGGCTGAGATACTTTACGAATTAACTCAGGAAGATGAAATTCCTGAAGCAGATATTCTGGGATTTTCACATGAAGAAATAAGTGCAATATTAGATACTGTTATGGAAATAGAAGAAGAAGAAGATTTTAGTCTCGATGAAGAAGTAGATAAAACTAAAAATACAACTGTTAAAACTGGAGATATATATCAAATAGGAAAACATAGATTAATGTGTGGGGATGCAACAAAATTGGAAGATGTAAAAAAATTAATGGATGGAAAAAAAGCAAATATGACATTCACTGATCCGCCATACAATGTTGACTACGGAAGTACTAAGGCATCAAAACGTAAAGATAGCGAAATTTTAAATGATAAATTATCTCCCGATGAATGGGAAGACTTTAATCGCAAATGGATTACCAATATGCAAAAGGTATCAGATGGAGATATATATGTATGGGGAGCTCCAGGACCAGATGGAATGAAACAAAGATTATTATTAATAGAATTAGGTTATCATTGGTCAACAACTATAATTTGGAAAAAGCAACAACTTGTACTCTCGTTTGCTAATTATCAACGCATGTATGAACCATGTTTCTATGGATGGTATAATAAGTCATCTTTTATTGCTAATCGAACACAAACAGAAGTATGGGAAATTGATCGACCTCATAATTCAGAGCAACATCCTACGATGAAACCAGTAGAGTTGTGTATAAAGGGAATAATTAATTCATCATCTAGTAATGATATTATCCTTGATTTATTTGGGGGATCAGGTTCTACTCTTATAGCAGCAGAACAAACTAATAGAACTTGTTATATGATGGAGTTAGACCCTCAATATGTCCAAATAATAATCAATAGAATAGAAAAATTAAGTGGACAAAAAGCTATTAAAATATAAATATGCCAAACATAGATGAATTATATGGATTATTACCAGATCCATCATCATTAACAGTTTCAGCACAAAATATAAAAGTAGATGATGATATAAGTAAACTCGCATTAAGACGATCTAAAGTGCGTGAACTTATGCGTATGGGTTATGAGGCTCATCAGATTGTTTTAGTGCTTCAAAAAGGTATTAAAATCAGTGCTGATCAAAAAATTGATGTACCAGTTTCTGAATGGGTTGTCAGAAATGACATGGATTTCATCAGGCAGGAAGATGCAAGTATTGATATTGATTTACCGGCAAAGCGAGCAGAAGTACTTGATAAATTAAGATATTTATATAATCAAGCTATTAGAGAATTCTTACAAACTAAAGGTGCAATTAGAAATAGTTTTCTTAATACAGCATTATCAGTTTTAAGTAAAATTACTGAATTAGAAGGATTAAAACAATCAGAAGTATTTGATGTTAATGTTAATGCAGAATCAAGAGTATCTAAATTTGCAACAGAAATTCATACATTAGGAAAGGAGGATAAAAATGCACTTATCACCACAATTCGTCAAATTCTTGGAAAACGTAAACCAGAAGGAACTGGAGATGTTGGAATTCCTAGTGAGTCATCCAGAATACCAACATCAACCAGTAACGATGAAGGAGTTCTTGGAGAACCCAGAATTTGTGAGCGAACAGGATCAGCCGAGACCGAAAAATAAAGAATTACTAATTGATATATTCGATAGCGGTACAACATTTGAAGAATTTGAAAATTTAGGTAAATATGAAGAGATATTATATATAGCTGGCGTGGGTAGCGGAAAAGGATTTTGCTCATCTATGTCAATAGTTTATGTGGTATATAGACTTCTTTGTTTAAAAAATCCACAAGAATATTTTCATTTAGCAAAAGGTACAAAAATTGCCTTTATTAATATTTCAAAATCATTTAATCAAGCTAAAGATGTTGTTTTTGGCGATATTAAAAATAGAATAGATAACAATAAATGGTTTCAATCATTTTATCCACCTGATCCTCGTATTAAATCAAAAATTCGTATGCCAAAGAATATATATATTCTTCCAATTGGATCAAATGAGGAAGCACCGCTTGGATATAATATTTTTGGTGCGGTTATTGATGAAGCCTCATTTCATACTCTTACTAAAGAAAAAGATTATGCTGAGGAATCATATAATCAAATCAAGAAACGTATTCGATCTCGTTTTATGTCTAGAGGAAAATTATTTATTATCACATCACCTCGTTATGTTTATGACTTTGCTGAAAAGAAATTTAAAGAAGCTGAAACTAATCCTAAAATACTTAGACGTAGAACACCATTATGGGAAGCCTTACCGGAAGATTCTTATTCAGGTGAAAAATTTGATTTAGGTACTTATTTGTCTACATTTGCGGGAACAATGGTACCGATCGAATACGAGGATGAATTTAAACAAAATCCTGAACGTGCAATGCGTGATTATGGCGCACAACCCTCTATGGCTATTCAGGGATTTTTTAATGACCCTGATGTTATTAAAAAAATGGCTAATTATAATCGCAAACACCCGATTGATCCTAAAACTGGTGAATTTGCTGAATGGTTTTATAATTTAAGAAGTAGTGAAAATTATGATCCAGATAAAAGATTTATTCATATTGACTTAGGATTAAATAAAAATGGTAGAGGCGACAATTGCGGATTCTGTCTAGGTAAATTTGCAGGATGGAAAGAATCAAAAAGCATTGAGGGTAAAATAGAAAAACGACCTAAAATTTTTATTGATTTTATGTTGCGTATTTCAGCTAGATCAGCAAGAGATGAAATTCAGTTTGAGGATGTAAGGCAATATATCTATAAATTAAAAGATATTGGATATAATATTGCTAAAATTTCTTTTGATGGCTGGAATTCGATCGATAGCCTGCAAACTTTAAACTCAGCAGGTTTTAATGCTGAATTATTATCTATAGATCGTAATCCTGAATCCTATTACACTCTTAAAAGTGCATTATTAGACGGCAGATTAGATTATTATTATTATCAACCATTTATTGATGAATTATCGCAGTTAGAAGAAATTAAAGGAAATAAAATTGATCATCCAAGGTCAGGAAAAAAAGATGTTGCCGATTGTGTTTCTGGTATTTGTTATCATGCAGCTAAGGGTACACCAGGAAGAGGATTTCTCGGAGCTTAGTCTATTGCATTTTTTCTATAAAAACTGTATTATTTCTATATAAATAACATATTTTTTACGCAAAAACCATGAAATTACCTAATTTTTTAACAAAAACCATTCTACAAAGTGATAACGTAAAAGAAAAAATTGAACTTGAAAAATCCACATGGGAAAAACAAAAAGATAAAAATGTTGAAAAAATTAGATCAGAAATATCTCAAGAACTTAAAACTCAATATAATAAAGAGGTTGTTGAGAAAGTAAATGAGGCATTAGAGGCAGCTAAAAAAGACTGGTCAATTGAAACCGTTAAGGCATTAGACCGTAAATTTGGTGCTTCACGAAAGTATGTTACCACCGGCAGTTCATCAAATGAATTTATTGCTAATTCATATACATCAGGGAAAAATTATAATACCTTATCAATATTATTTTCAGATTCGCCTGGTTCAGTTCAAAGTGCCAGTCGTATTCGTGATGCTTTCTTAGGCGGTGGTTATGTTATTAAACCTGAAGAAGGTACAAAAGGATCAAAACAAGATCTAAAGAAATTAATTAAATTTTTTGATAGACCTAATCCAGATGATACAATTGAAACTTTAATACAAACAGGAATTGAAAATTATCTTGCTTATGGAAATTGGTACATGGAAAAAGTTCCAACCAAAGGCAGTGCAAAAAGTAAACATAAAGAAGTTGCTGAACTTTATCTTCTTGATTCAACTAAGACATCTATTTTAATTGATGCTGAATTCAAGAAAAAAGGAGTATTAAAAAAAGTAGGATATAAACGAACTACTGACGGCATAAAATCTGTTGTTTATTCATTAGATGAAATTTTTCAAGCAAGACGACCGAATAGAAATGCTGATCTTTATGGCAGAGCGGTACTTGAGGATAATGTAGCCACACTACAACTTTTAATGCGGGCTTTAACTTATAATATTAATATATTAAAAAACGGTGGACGACCACCATTGCAATTAATATTACCTGAGGATTCAAATGAGGCAGATGCGGAGGCTGTATCAGCATTTTGGGAAAAGAACTATGAGGGGCCACATAATGCAGGTCGTACGCTTATTAGTTT